CGGTTGAGCGCAGTGTCTAGCTACCTGTCTAACTTCGTGGATGGTATCAGTATGTACACTAAACCTGATGACATCTTGCACGTGGATCTATCGCAGTCCACTACAGCAACGGGGCGTTTCTCTGGACGTAATCCTAACATGCAGAACATGCCACGAGGTAACACATTCCCAGTGAAGAAAGTGTTTGTATCACGTTGGGATGGCGGTCAAATCATGGAAGCAGATTTTGCACAGCTTGAATTTAGAGTCGCAGCGTTCCTGTCACAAGACAAGACAGCGATGGAAGAGATTGCTACAGGGTTTGATGTACACAGTTACACAGCTAAGGTTATCACGGATGCAGGTGAGCCTACCACACGCCAGGAAGCTAAGGAGCACACCTTCGCCCCTCTCTTCGGTGCTACTGGGTACGGTAGATCCAAAGCTGTTGCTGCTTACTACGAACACTTCACGGAGAAGTACACAGGCGTAGCCAAGTGGCACAAGAAGCTAGGCAAAGAGGCAGTCAACCTACTAAAGATTACAAACGTATCGGGTAGACAGTATGCTTTCCCTGACTGTAAGCGTCGAGAGAATGGCAGTGTAAGTCATATGACTAACATCAAGAACTACCCAGTACAAGGATTCGCTACAGCAGACATCGTACCTGTAGTGCTAATGGAGTTGGAGGAGAGATTGAAACCTTTGCAGTCTTGCTTGGTGAATACTGTACACGACTCTGCCGTTATAGATATACACCCAAAGGAGAAGGAGTATGTGATAGCTATGATCAACACAATGAATGACGACTTGGCACAGCTGATCAGTGAGGCGTACAATGTAGAGATGAATGTACCGCTATTGTTAGAAGCAAAAGTTGGACCTAACTGGCTTGACACAGTTGATGTTTAGTGGTATAACTAGGACTCTTTGAAACGTGTAATAGGAGAAACTACACAATGAGTAACACAGAAATCGTACTGGCAAATGGTAATCAATCTCTGGCTGAGATGATGGGCTTGAGTGAGAACTCCAGCGGTAAGCGTTCAATGCTACCTCGCTTTGCTCAGATCAGCAACGGCATCAAGGGTGAGGTAGAGATTAACGGTAAGAAGATTAAAGCTGACGTTGTACCTGCTGGTGCATACAAGCTTACCCAGTCTGACGACAAGGTTATCTATGCTACTAACCCACAGATCCGCATCTTCGCACAGCGTATGCAGTGGACACGTTGGGACTCTGATACCAACACCATGATCAAGACTTTGTTGGTTACTAATCTAAAGGGTGACTTGAAGGACAATGCAGGTACGTTCAACGCAGGGCGGCCTTCTGGTTACGTAGAGGACTTCAAGTCGCTACCTAAAGACACACAAGAGTTGATGCGTAATACACGTCAGACTAAAGTTGTCTTTGGTGTAGTCATTATGAAGGGCGCAGTAGACGAGGCAGGTGAGCCTATCAATGATGCGTCTGTGACTGAGCAAGAGATCCCATTCGTAATGGATGTGAAGAACAAGACAAGTCGCAAGGCTATTGATGATGCACTGAAAGCAGTTCAACGTAAGAACGCTTTGCCTATTCAGTATTACCTTGACCTTGGTGCGGAACTGCACGACTTACCTAACGGGTCACAGTACGCAGTAATGACACTGGGCTTGGCTGATAAGATCGACATCCAAGGAAGTGACAAGGACATCCTTGATGGCTTTATGGATTGGGTAGCAGGTATGAATAACTACATCAACGATATGCACGAGGAGGCAGCAGGAGGTTCACTATCAGGATCGGCTGAAGCTATCATCAATGACATCGTTGAGGTGGAGGTATCTGACTAATGGATCACGTTGCTGAATTAACTTTGCACGACTTCCTACAGAAGGCTCTAGCTGGTGAGACTACAGTATCGGATGAGATTGTAAATCAGGTAGGCCAGGACGTAGCAGATGCAGTGCGTAAGCAATTCAGCAGCGGCCCTCGTGAAGAGTTCAAGCTTAGGATGTCCAACCTCGGACGTCCTAAGTGTCAGCTCTGGTTCGAGAAGAATGACCCTGAAGATAAGACACCTTTCCCTCCACACTTCCTAGTTAACATGATGCTAGGTGATATTGTTGAGGCGGTGTTCAAAGGGTTGCTTCGTGCTGCTGGTGTTTCGTTTACGGACAATCAGAAGGTCACACTCACTACGAAGAACGGTGTTGAGATCAACGGTGAGTATGACATGGTGCTGGACGGTAAGGTGGATGACGTTAAGTCTGCGTCACCTTGGTCTTACCAGAATAAGTTCCAGGACTTCGAGACCTTAGCTAAGGGTGATAGCTTTGGTTATGTTAGTCAGCTTGTTGGTTACGCTGTAGCTGCAGGTAAAGAGGTTGGCGGCTGGTGGGTAGTCAACAAAGCAAACGGAGAGTTCAAGTATGTCTCTGCTAATGGTGTGGATGTTGATGCGCAGCTCGACAAAATCCAAGACACAGTTGATTACATCACTGAAGACAAACCTTTCGAGCGTTGCTTCGAGGCTGTACCTGAAACGTACTACAAGAAGCCTAGTGGTAACTTAAAGTTAGGTAGCGAGTGCGGGTTCTGTGCATTTAAGCATAAGTGTTGGCCTAACCTACAGACGTTACCTTCCCGTGTGTCTAAGGCTGTTGAGCCGCCTATGGTAGACTATGTGTTTGTAGGAGATGAGCTTGGCGCAGAAGAGGCATAACTCTAGGAGCTATCGCAGTGGCTTAGAGAAAGTAGTCGCTGAGTTTCTAAAGACATGCCAAAGCAAAGTCAGGTATGAGGAACTGAAGATCGAATGGATGGATCTTAGATACAGAACCTACACGCCTGACTTTGTGCTAGACAACGGTGTGATTATAGAAACGAAGGGGATCTTTGATAACGAAGACAGACGCAAACATATAGCTGTACGGGAACAACACCCTGAGTTAGATATTAGGTTTGTCTTTAGTAATGCTAACGCTAAGTTATACAAAGGGTCCAAGACTACATACGCTATGTGGTGCGATAAGCAAGGCTTTAAGTATTCGCATCGTGTAATACCTAAAGAGTGGATCGAAGAAGAAGGGATGGCTACTAAGTTGAAACAAATAAAGCTAAAGGTAAACAAATGAACAAGCGCTTTAGTGTGACTTTTGTTCTGACAGTAGACGAAGATAATAATTTCTTGTCTTCACTAGAGGAAGCCCATGAGGATGATGTTTATGATCTAATCAGGGATGTATTCTATGATGTGGACGATGTAGAAGTAGACAACATGACAGTCAAGGAGAGACTATGAGTACTATTAGCGATGGCGATTTAGAAGCGTGGGAATACTATAATGAAGTGTACAGGACAAAACAGATGGGACTCAACGACTACCAACAGGCAGCGTCCAAGACAGCCATTTACAAGTCCGAGCATTCTATTCTGTATCCTGCACTGGGCCTGGCAGGTGAAGCAGGGGAAGTCGCCAACAAAGTAAAGAAGATGATTAGAGATGGTAGCTTTGATCGTGTAGGTATTGCGGCAGAACTAGGCGATGTCATGTGGTACATTGCTGCACTATCACGAGACTTGAATATTGATATGCACGACTTAGCTATGCAGAACCTAGAGAAACTTTACGGACGTAAGGCACGAGGTACATTAAAGGGATCAGGAGACAAACGATAATGGCAAACAATTACTTACCAACAGACTACCAAAGCTTTATTCACAAGTCACGGTATGCTAAGTACTTTGACGGGTATGGACGTGAGTCGTGGGACGATACTGTAGCACGATACAGCACTAACGTGATCAAGGACATGGTAGATGTAGAGACTAAGCGTGACATTGAGCAAGCCATTCTTGGCCTAGAGATCATGCCATCCATGCGAGCTATGATGACTGCTGGCCCAGCGCTTGAGCGTGACAACACAGCAGGGTACAACTGTTCGTACCTACCCGTAGATGACCCTAAGTCCTTCGACGAAGCGATGTTCATCTTGTTGTGTGGTACAGGTGTTGGCTTCAGTGTCGAGCGTCAGTTCATCAGCAAGCTGCCAGAAGTACCAGAGCTGTTCGAGAGTGATACCACAGTCGTCGTGAAGGACAGTAAAGAAGGTTGGGCTAAAGCTTTCCGTCAAGTGTTGGCACTCCTATGGTCTGGTGAGATTCCTAAGTGGGATGTGTCACGTGTTCGTCCTGCAGGCGCACGGCTAAAGACATTCGGTGGACGTGCCTCTGGCCCAGCGCCACTGGTAGAACTGTTTAACTTTGCAGTGTCTACATTCAAGGCTGCACAGGGACGTAAGCTGTCCTCTATGGAGTGCCATGACTTGATGTGTTTCATTGGGCAGATCGTAGTCGTTGGTGGTGTTCGTCGTTCAGCTATGATCAGTTTGTCTAACCTGAGTGATGACCGTATGCGTCACGCTAAGTCAGGTCAGTGGTGGGAGACAGCAGCGCATCGTGCACTAGCTAATAACTCTGTATCCTACACAGAGAAGCCTGACGTAGAGACATTCATGCGTGAGTGGACTGCACTGATTGAGAGTAAGTCTGGTGAGCGTGGTATCTTCAATCGTCAAGCTTCCAAGAAGCAAGCAGCTAAGAACGGACGACGTGATCCTACCTACGAGTTTGGAACCAACCCTTGCTCTGAGATCATCTTGCGCCCATATCAATTCTGTAACCTAACGGAGTGTGTTGTTCGTGCTACAGACACTATTGAAGATCTGGAACGGAAAGTTCGACTGGCTACAATACTTGGAACTATACAGTCTTCATACACCAAGTTCCCCTACCTGCGAAAGGTTTGGCAGAAAAACACAGAAGAAGAACGACTGTTAGGCGTAAGCTTGACAGGCATCATGGACAACCCTCTAATGACAGCTGCTAATGCTGGCTTAGAAAAAACATTGGAGCGCCTAAAGAATGTCGCTGTTGACACTAACCGTGAGTGGGCTGAACGTCTTGGTATCCCTGTTTCTGCTGCTATCACTTGCGTTAAGCCCTCTGGAACCGTCTCGCAACTTGTGGATTCTGCTTCTGGTATCCACGCTCGTCATTCCCCTTACTACATTCGTACTGTACGTGGTGACAATAAAGACCCGTTGACTCAGTTCATGATTGACCAGGGTATCCCTGCCGAGCCTTGCGTATTCAAGGGTGACACTACTACAGTGTTCAGCTTCCCTCAGAAGTCGCCAGAGAAAGCAGTGACACGTAACGATATGACTGCAGTAGAGCAACTAGAGATGTGGCTAACTTACCAGCGACACTGGTGTGAGCACAAACCTAGTGTGACTATCTCAGTGCGTGACCACGAGTGGCTGGACGTAGGTGCGTTTGTCTACAAGCATTTTGATGAGATGTCAGGCGTGTCGTTCCTACCTCACAGTGATCATACATATCAGCAAGCGCCTTATCAGGACTGCACTAAGGAAGAGTATGAAGAGCTGCTAGCTAAGATGCCTGAGCGTATCGACTGGTCTAAGCTTTCTGAGTACGAGCAAGAGGATAACACTGTAGCCATGCAGACTATGGCATGTAGTGGGGACTCATGCGAAATCGTAGACCTGACGTAGGGTCTGTGCCTTCACCCTGTGTAAAGATCTGTCGCTTAGTTGATGGGTACTGCACAGGGTGCAAACGCACAGCAGATGAGATACGTAACTGGATGGTTATGTCTCAGTACGAACAAGAGAAACTGATACACGAACTGAAGTGGAGACAGGAATGCAATACGCAATCGTAGGACGTAGCAACTGCAGCTTCTGTGATAAGGCTAAAGAGTTACTGGAAGAGCATGGGCATGTATATACATACTATTCTATTGAAGATAACAAATGGGTTATTGACTTATTTCGTAGATCTGCTATAAACACAGTACCACAAGTGTGGCTAGATGATAAGTATATCGGAGGCTATACGGAACTAAAAGGTAGTTTAAAGAATGCAACTTGATTTGTTTCAACAGGAACTAACACCTGTTAATACTGACTCTACTATGAGAGTATGCTCTAAATGTAATACAGAGAAAGCTGTGCACGATTTTCATGTGCCGTACTATAAGAGCGATGGTTCTCCTAGTCACAGCCATACTTGCAAGGAATGCAAAAGGCATTTCAGTAGTGTAGTTAGGGATCTAAAGAAACTAAATCCCAAGCCTAGGGATTCAAAGTGTCAGTGCTGTGGTGATTATACCACCATGTTAGTGTTAGATCACGATCACAAGACTGACCAGTTTAGAGGATGGACTTGTAATAACTGTAACCAAGCTCTAGGTAAACTCAAAGAGAGCGTTGAAGTAGCATTAAAAGCAGCGGAGTATTTACGTGCAAGAACCCCCAGTTAAACAGAAACGTACACGACGAAAGACTAACTACAAGAACGCTTCAACACAAGAAGTCTCTGGCTTGGTAGCTAAAACAGCAGGCCAAGACTCTCTCATCAAAGCGCTAAAGGAGAACAGTCAAGTCATCGTCATGGGTCCAGCTGGTACAGGTAAGACTTATGTTACTGCCACGTATGCTGCTGACTTGTACACACTCAAGGAGATTGACAAGATCGTTATCACACGCCCTCACGTAGCGGTAGGTAAGGATGTAGGATTTCTCCCAGGCACACTAGAAGAGAAGACTTATCCGTGGGCGCTGCCTGTGATTGATGTACTGACTAAGCATTTAGGTAAAGGTGCAGTAGAGACTGGGATAAAGAATAACAACATTGAGATGGCACCACTAGCGTTAATGCGTGGGCGTAGCTTTGAAGGTTCATTCATTATCGTAGACGAAGCACAGAACATCACAACGCCTGAGCTTAAGATGCTGCTGACACGGGTAGGGGAAGATAGTACCATCGTCCTTAACGGGGACATTCAACAGTCAGACTTGAAAGAGCAAGACGGTTTGACTAAGATTATACACTTGGCTAAGAAGCATATGCTTCCCGTGCCAATCATTGAGTTCACAGTAGACGACATCATAAGGAGTGACATATGCGCAATGTGGGTAAAGACGTTTCTAAAGGAGGGGCTGTAGTGGACTTCGATCCAGTGCAACGCCCAGCGCACTACAACATGGGTGGAGTAGAGTGTATCGACTACATCAAGCAGGTGCTTGGACTAGACGGTTTCATTGCGTACTGCCACGGTAACATGATTAAGTACCAGCATCGTTACCGCTACAAGCAGAAGCCCTTAGAGGACATGGAGAAAGCGCAGTGGTACTTGGATCGTATGATCGAAGCTATGCGTGAAAAACACAAATAGTTCTTGACACGTATTTGTAGCCATGTTAAACTTACACCATCTGTTCACTAGTCAAGGTTGAATGATGGGTTTCACATTAGAAGAAGAGGCTAAGCGTTTCGTTGAGTCTAAGCGAATACAGTTTATCTCTGGTTTGACGGACGCTGCTAGCGATCTAACAAACTATATACAGGATAACCTGCATCACTCAGACGATAGGGATCATGCGTTAAAAGCCCTGCAAGAAACCGTGCTATGGTGTCGAAGCTGTTTGGAAAAGCACGGT